AGCCGAAATGCGTAATCGCATCTGACAAGAAGCAGATTACTGTGATTGACTACGAGAACAATGAAGTCCGTACAATCGTTCCGCAAAGACACGTCTTTATGGGCAGCACCTACTTCTACGGCAAAATCGTTTCAATGTTCGGAAACTCTTTCAAGAACGGAAAGGGTCTCGGCAATATGATGAAGATGATGATGTTCAGTCAGATGATGGGCGGCAACAATGGCGGTAACAATTCCAACCCGTTTGGTCAAATGATGGCTATGTCTATGTTTATGGGCGGCGGTAAGATGGAAAATCCGTTTGATGGTATGTTCGACTTCGATATGGACGTGGACAATCTCGCTATTGACTGCGATGAGGACTGCGAAGATGGCGAAGATGACTGCGAAAATGCACTTGTTACCAAAAAGGCGAAGAAATCCGCCAAGAAAGGAGAATAATTATGGGTGCTGGTAGTTGGACAACAGCTTCTTATGCTTCATATTCCACGAGTTGTGGCAAATCGTATGATGTTGATACAAATCGTGTGAGCGGCCAAGTGTTTACCCAGTACGGAATGGATGACTCATTGAATCCGAAAAACTTTATGGTTCGTGAGTGCGTTGATTCGGAAGAACATCCGAATACCATTCCGATTATTCTTGCTTTGGATGTTACTGGTTCTATGGGGCGTTCTTGTCAAGAGACCGCCGAGGCTCTCGGTGTCATTATGACCGAACTCTATGAGAAATACAAAGACATTGAGTTTTGTGTTATGGGCATCGGTGATTTGGCATACGACAGTGCGCCAATTCAGATGAGCCAGTTTGAATCTGACGTGCGTATTGCCGAGGCTCTTGACAAAATTTATATGGAGCACGGCGGTGGCGGAAACGCTTATGAGAGTTACACCGCAGCGTGGTATATGGCTCTCCACAGAACAAGTCTTGACCGCATCAATAAGCAGGGCAAACGTGGTATCATTATTACAATGGGTGATGAGCCTCTGAACCCGTATTTGCCTAAAGGTGCGCTCAATGAAGCATTGAACGGAAACGAGCAGGGCGATGTTAATACGGATGATTTATACAAGGAAGTGTCCGAAAAATTTGATGTATATCATATCGCTGTCAATGACCACGACAACTGCTATTATCGTTATGCAGACCGAATTAAAAGTTCATTTGGTAAACTTCTTGGGCAAAGGTTGAAGATTTCAACCGTTAATGATTTGTCAAAGACGATTACCGAATGTATTGATGATTCGCTTGCGTTTGACGGAGAGGCTTCTATGCCGAAACACAACATTGTTAATGAAAATGGTGAAATCTCTTGGTAACGCATTATGAAAACTGCGAGGATAATAGTTGGTGCTAATTATGGTGACGAAGGCAAAGGCACAGTCACGGCACATTACGCAAAAAACGCTGACGGGTCTGTACTTAATATACTGACTAATGGCGGAGCACAGCGAGGCCATTCCATTGTCAGCGAATTTGGTAGCCATACATTCCAGCACTTTGGTTCTGGAACATACTATGGTGCTGCGAACTATTATTCTCGCTTTTTTATTCTTAATCCTATGCAGTTTGTGAAAGAGTATCACGAACTTGCAATCAAGCCAGACAAGGTTTATCGTCACAAAAGATGCCGTTGGAGCACGCCTTATGATATGATGGCGAATGCCATTACTGAAGAACTGCAAAATCGGCACGCTTCTTGCGGTATGGGTATATGGAACACGATAAAACGGTTTGAGTACAAAGAACAACAAATAACGTTTGATTGCTTTGTGAAAGAATATGGGTATGATGAAAAACTCAAATATTTGAGAAATGTGAAACTGTATTATGAGTTCCGTTTTGATGTTCCGAGTAATTGGAAAGCGTTATGGGATTCTAATGCTATTGTTGAACATTTTTTGGAAGATTGTGATTTTATGTACGAACACACAATGTCGTGTTGCTATGAAAAAGACCTTGCTTCTGTATATGACAATTTTTTGTTTGAAAATGGTCAAGGTCTTTTGCTTTCCGATACTGGTGAGGACAGATTTGACAAGACACCATCAAACACTGGCAATTTGTGGTCTATTGCCATTCTGCGTAATATGGGGCTGGTGGATGCCTATGATTGTCCTATTGGTGCTAAAATAACATCGCATTATGTTACAAGGCCGTATCTTACACGACACGGTGACGGCGAACTTGAAAATCATACAAACCGAAATTATATCTCAAGCGGTATTGGTGAGGACAGAACTAACAAATACAATAACTTCCAAGGTGATTTCAGATATGGCCACCTTAACTTGGTTGATTTGTATGAGCGTATAAATGAAAATGCTGGACGCATACCTTATGTTGTAGAACTTACGCATTGCGATGAGATTGATAAAGTTGCCGAGTTCAAACAACATTTTGATAATGTAAATGTTTACGACAAACCAGAAATTGAATAGTGTATGTTTACAAAAGAGGAACGTTCAAGTTTTCCGTATTGGTTTGCACATTGGTGCGCTTTCAATATGACGGCATTGAATCTGAAATGCTGGAAATTCAGATTTCTGTTTCACGACATAGAGAAACCTTGGCTTCGTCTTTTTATGCCCTACAAGAAAGTTCAAAAACTACATAGGAAGTATTCCAGACATCATATAGAATATCAAGGAAAGCGGCACGACTGGCTTGGTATGGTTATTGATTGGGAGTGCGGTCGTTTCACAAAATTTGCTGCAACACTTAACGCAAGGGATGAAATGGAAACATATAAAGACAAAAAGCCAGATGTCTATTTGGAATTGAAGAAAAATTTTGAACCAATTTTAGTTCAACTCGGACTATAACAAAAAACGGAGGTTGTTGCCTCCGTTTTTTGTTTGTATTGTAAACTGTGTTAGATTTTTATTCCGAGGTAAGTGAGAATTGCCGTTGTTACGATTTTTGAGTTCAACAGCTGGTAAAGCGGCCCAGTCGTAATGCCCAGAGCCTTGCAGATTGCGTTTCCGATTTTGTCACCGATTGCAATACCAGTGATACCGCCAAGAATACCGCCGATAAGTCCTTCGTTCTGCACATCGCTCATAGTTTTTTCAATGCCTTCAACATCGTTGATTTCTTCTCCGTTTTTAAGGCTTTCAGCAATGAACTGGATTTCTTTGTCGGTAAGTGTCAATCGTTTTTCATAAAGGGCTTTGAAAAGTTCAAGTGCCTTTTTTTCGTTTTCTGCATCATTCTGCAAATCGTAGTATGTTTTGATGTTTTCCATTTGTCTTTATTTTTTTTCTTATTGATAGTATTCTATTATTTTTCCGCTATCAAGCGTTACGTAATTTTCGTTCAAATCTTCAGCAGACAATTTTGAAAAGTCATATCCCATATTTTTCAACTGGTTTATGTCAATGTCTGAACCCATATCATCAATGTTGTCGAGGTATTCGAGAATTTCCTCGTCATCAGTTCCGTCTTTTAAGAAATCAATCATCCATTGCTCATTTCCGAAATTGAATATGAGGTCTTCCAAAAGGTCTTCAATATCCTTCCAATACGAGCATATCCCTCTGTCAAAGTATTTTTTGGATTGCAACGGGTAATTATCAACAATGTCTTTCGCTTCGTTTTTTGATATTCCGATACTGCTTGCTATTTCGTTTAATTCATCCTCTTTGACTTTTTCGGTAAGTCTGTCATTGTTGTCTGACAATAAAGAGTATAAAATTTTGGTTAGCATTTCTTCTGGGCAATGGTCTTCTTTGAATGCTTCAAACTCCGCTTCTGATAAAACTGTTTCATAATCGGAATAATCAGCATCTTTATCAAGACGTCTGATGAAGTTAGCACCTTCAATTATAATCTGGCCGCTAATGTCTGTGTGTATTTCTCCGTTTTTTATTTCAACGTATGCAACACAATCTCTGTCTTGGTTGCTGATATCTTTAAAAGCGAACACTTCACCGCTGTATGATTCACAAAATTCTTTTGGTTTTGTAATCAGTCCACCTTTGAGACCAGCCAGTCTTGTTTTTGAAACTGGAGTTATTCCGAGTTTTTCTGTTATGTATTCTTGTGCGGTTAAAATTTTCATATTTTTTTATTTTTTTAAATATATGCTGGCGATGTTATCTTCGACATAAACATCATACTTGCTGTTTTTGAATCCGTACATACTTTGTGCATCATATTCGTATGCGAAATAAATGTCAAGCATTTTTCCGTCTGGCGATATACCATATCTCAAATCGCCGAATGTTGTATGCAGCATAATACCGAATTTTGCTGGAACGCTACAGCCAGTGTTGTGCATACCATCATCTTTTGTGCCTCTTGCTTTGAGCGCATATTTTGCGAATTTTTCAACTTCAATGTCATCCCATATTTTGTATGTGGACATAGATTCGTTAATTCTTTTCTTTTCCAGTTCTTTATCTTTTGCGTATTGATTTTTAGTTTGTTCGATTTTGTCTTTTATGAAACTTTCAAAATCGAGCACATTGCCTTTGAATGTTCTTATCTTTTCAAGTCTTTTGTCCATTTTTATTTTATGTTATTATATTTATATGGAAGATTTTTGAGTGTATAAATAGTATATGAAAATTTTGAAATCAGATAATTTTATAAATGAAAGTCTTGGAATTAAACCAATGACAAAAACACGTTTACTTACTCTGCGTTCACCAAAAGGAGTTGTTGTTGATTGCGGTTTTGTGTTTGGCGGTGATGAGGTATTTAATGGCGTGTGGCGTTTCAACAGCAAACCATTGGACGGACAAAACCCGAATGTTGAATACACTTTGGAAATTAGAAAAGGATTGGTTATTGATTGGTTCGGAACTGTGAACGAGCCTATTTCCAGTTATGTTTGTGATGAGGAAGGCAATCCAAACAAGGATGTTACTGATGAAAGTCTTACAAAAATAATGCCGTCAGCAATATGGAATTTCATACAGAAATCTGATGATGAGTATATGGTTGAGGACATTCCGTTCATTGTCAAGAAACTTGTTGATGTTGGAGTTCTCAATTATGATGGCGTTGTGTTTAAAGGTATTGGTGAGGGAAATGACGGAAGAACGGAAGTTGATGACTATTTCATTTTTTCGGACAAACAGATTGTCACCGAAACTTTATATAACAGATAGACGATTTTTTGCTCGTATAAATATATAGATTGCTTAATTAAACCAACAAGAATATGAATATAATAGTAACAGAGATTCTCGGTACGGATAGTATGAATAATTCCCGTATCACGATAAACAACAATTTCAAGACTTTGGCCAATTCGGTTAATCAGCTGGAGCGTAATTTGCAGCAAAGCATAACAACATCTTCACTCACAATCAGTGGTGATACGCTTACTTTGGGCAATGTCAGTTTGACAAGTACGCAGTTGCAGGCGTTGCTGGCATTATTAAACACGCCTACGCCAGACCCGAATTAGCCATAACAAAAAAATATTTTTCATTTTTCAGTTATAAGTTTGATTTTTTTATTATATGATATTGTCGAAAGACATTTTTGAAAGTACAACAGGCTTGTTAGTTATTTTAATAATTTGTTTTAATCTTAAAAAATTTTAGAAGTTATGAATTTTGATGATTTGTTAAGTATGGGAAACTCTACACTCGAAGACGTTTGTGTAGAACCCGTAAAAAGAAAAGTTGATGACAATCTTTACACTATCAACTTGAATGATGCCAAAGACGGCGTTTATTCCGCAAGAGTAAGGTTTCTTCCGAATCCCGAAAACACCAAAAAATCCATTGTAAGTAAGTATTATTATTGGCTTACCGATGCCAACGAGGAAAATGGTATGTACATTGATGACCCAAGCACAATCGGTGAAAAGTCACCAATCGGGGATTTATATTGGAAACTCAAAAAATCCGCAAATCCAGTTGACGTTAATATGAGCGAGCTTTTGAAAAGAAACCGCCGTTTCTTCTCACTTGTTCAGATTATTGAGGATGACCAGCATCCAGAACTCATTGGTCAAATCAAGGTGTTTGCCTATGGTATCAAAATCAAGGAAAAAATTGATGAGGAATTTGCCGATAAGGATGGCGGAAATCCGTTTGACATTACGAATGCTCGTGAATTTAAAATCAAAGTGAAGAAAGTTGGCGGTTTCCAGAATTATGATGCTTGCAACTTTACTGGCGGTTTGAACCCCATCACTATTGAAGGTAAGAAATTTTCCAAAACCGCTTCCGATATGAAGAGGCTTGAGGAATTTTTCAGTGCTGCGCCGAGCCTTGACTCATATGATTTTGTTCCTTGGACTGCTGAACAGACCGAGCAAGTGAACGAGCGTTTGAGAACTTTCACCCGTAATGGCGGTGGTGCTGTTTCTGGCGGTGCGCCGAAGGCTGTCGTTGAAAAAGCGATTGCCCAAGAGGAAGATTATCCTGCTGATGTAGAAGACAGTATTCCGTTCAGCGATGGCGGTGATGACGATGACCTCCTTGCAGGAATTGACATTTAATAGAATAACACGGACACCAGAGCAATCTGGTGTCCTTAACCCTTTAATTTTTATAAAATGAGCGAAAACACTGAATTGAAAGAAAAAGAAGCACAAGAAGTTGTTGCCCAAGAAACTCAAGTTGAAACAACGGAAACTGAATACAAAATTCAGTTGCCGAAAAAAAGCGAGTTGCTTCAAGAACAGATTGATTTGGAAAAACAATATGACACCGAATCTTCTGCTATGCTTGAGGACATTTACAATGTGAAGTTCGGTACAAAGGGTGCGTTTGACCGTATGATGAAATATTTGGAGCACGATGTTGAGTTTGACCATAGCACTGCTACTGGACTTGCTTTGCTGTTCTCCAATATGAAACAGCAAAAGCCGTTTACTCGTGAGAACGATTGGAATGGCGAAGTGCAGTTGAAAACTTCAAGCTGCTTGATGTTGTGGAAGTTTTTGATGGGTCATAAAGGACACGGATTCTTTGAGGCAAAACAATTTTTGGAAACCATCCAGACGGTTGGTCCAGACCTTACGAAGTCTATCAAGACCATCAACGAAAAGCAGGCCGCTTTGCGTGGAATCCACAACAGACTGGATGAAATCTACACTAAACTTGATTCCAACGAGTTTGAGAACGACCTTACTCCAGAGCAGGAAAAGGAAATGCTTGAAAAGAGCAAGGAAGTTATCAAAAACGAAGAAAAACTTGATGACGAGGTAAACCCCGTTGTCGATTAATGAAAAATAAAAATCGCATTATGAAAAAATTGTTTCTTATCTTATTTGCAGTAGGTATGCTCTCCGTTTCTTGCGGAACGAAGACTACCGAAACCGAAACCGTTGAAGGCGACACTACAATGACTGTTATGCCCGTTGATACCAACGTGTGTGCGGACACTGTTGTTACTGACACTGTTGAGTAATTTATTATTTTTTTTGTTTATTTGAAAAATCCCGTCATTTTTGGCGGGATTTTTTTGTTGCTTTTTGTCAGTTTTTATTATATATGTAGAGAAACTAAAACATTTATAATATGAAAAATTACATTTTCAAAAAGAAAAATCTAAAAATGACATCGGTGTATATGGTGTTTGACGCTGGTTCAAGATTGGAAACTGAAGGTATGCACGGCACTATGCACCTTATGGAACACCTTGTTTGCAAGACATTTCGTGATATGTACGAAGACTTGACAAAATTTGGAATACGGTGGAACGCATTTACTTCTGCCGAATGCGTGTGTGTTTACTTTATGGGACTTGACAAGTATCTCACAAACGAACTGAAAGAAAAATTGTATAGACGTATAACTGATGGTATCGGTTGTGTTACCAAAGAAGATTTTGAAAATGAGCGTAGCGTTGTGCATCAAGAATATTTGGATTGTGTTTTTGATTCTGAATATGCGAGTATGATGAATGTTATGCGTAAATGGTGGGGTGATTATACAGCGATAGGAAATGAATCCGATATTTTGGATTTCACACACGATGATATGGTTCGTGTGTATGCGGAACGATTTACGAAGCCAGCTCGTATTGTTGAGGTTGGAAGAAAGCGTACTGAATTTTTTGAAACTATTGAATTTAATGATGTTTGTAAATCGGATTGGAAATACAAATATAAGAAAAGAAATTTGCCTTTGGTGAATGTCGCATCTGACGAAAAGGTTTCTGTGTATGTGTTCTCAAAAAAATGTGTCAGTAAACGTGATTACCCATATCTTCAAGTTGGCGTTGATATGCTGACCAGCGGTTTGGAGTCGCCATTCTATCGTGAACTTCGTGAAAAACTCGGATTGACATATTATGTAAGAGGATATGTTGCGAACAATTATGACAATGGTGCTCTTGTGTTTAATGCTTGTACTGATTCTGCCAACTTGGATGTTTTGAAAAACAAGTTGTCTGAAATTGTCAAGAATGTCAAATTGTATCTGACGAAGGAACGGTATGAAACCATTATGTCAAAACTGACTATTGATAGGGAAACCGTTGATGCTGTTTTGTATGAAGACCCTTGGCGTTTTGCTGACATCAGTAAAATGAAACTTCCGAACAAACTGAATTCCTTGACTTATGAAAATGTTGTTGATGTTACAATGAAGTATTTGCAAGATTTTGTTGTGATGACCATTAACGACTAATTTTTTCTGTTATATGTGTTGCTCCTTTTTTGCTTATTGCATTAAGGGAGCATTTTTTGTTATAACGGCATTATAATGATTGTTTGTTTTGGTCAATTATTTTGTTGATAACTTTGTTGATAACTTTTTTGAAAAAAGAGTTGACAATATCAAAAAAGGTTGTATTTTTGCGATGTGATTTTAAGGAAGAAATGCAGTAACGAAATACAAACTGAATTTAGAAAAATGAAACGAGTTATTTATGCTGTTTTAGCGGTTGCGGCGGTTGTTCTGATGGTGTCCTGCACAAACACAGAGCATTGCAAAGAAACATTTGAAATTGTTGAGCGTGATGGCACATATGTTACAAATATTGTTGATAGCAATTTGTTTGTTATGTGTGTTGAAGATACATCTGGCACTATACTTACGAAAACCATATCGGTTGATAATGAACGTCATACAATGTTCGGGTTAAACGGAACGCATAAGTATTGGACTGATGTTCGTTACATTGACGAGAAAACAACGCCAAAACTTATATATGAATATGATTTGGTTACAAAATTGATGGGTGCTGAAATTTATTCAAAAGACAACGAAAGATATACAATTTACATTTCAAAAAAACAAATCAGATTAAAATAGGTAACTATATATTTGATGACATAAAACATTAAATGAATCGGAATTATCCCTTTTAGTCTTGTAAAAAATGTAAATTTTGCGAATTTTTTTTTATTATATTCAATAAGACAATGTATAAATAATGCAAATTATGAAAAATATGACACATATTAAAAGAGTAAACGAAATGCCGTCTGAACAAAAAAAGGCAGATAAGTTATTTGACAAATATCTTGATAACTTTGATATTAACAGCATACCAATTAGTGTACTTGATTCTGCATATAGAGATATTGAAGATGAATTTGAATTTACTAATCGTAATTGTCGTGAATGGGTGCTTGAAGAAGGATATGGTGTGAATGAATCCATTCAAGATGAAAATATCGAAAGCACAAAAGAAATAATCAATAGACTTATAACAATTTATAAATTTGATGAAAAACTATTTAAGGCATTTAGTCCACATAAGGTTCAAATTGTTGAAGTCAAAGACCTACCAGTTTTTATGGAAACCGTAGCGTCAGTTGTTGTTGCAAATATTTGTAACAATATTGACATTATAGATAAAGAGATGAAATTAGGTGGATATTATAGGTCAAGATGTGCCATTTTTGAAGATGACAAAGGAAGGTCGTGGGCAAACCTTGTGTATGACCCAATTAGACAAGATACAATTTCTGAACAAATACGAAATCATTGTATGACTTTATTTCATTATTCAGAAAAGAACAATTATGACAGTATTCGTGAAAATGGATTGCTACCAAAAAATGAAAAAAGGAGATATAATTACTATCAAAAACGTGTATATTTGTTTCCAGAAAGACTTGATGGCGTGATGGTTTCTCATAATAATATGATGAATGGGATTACACAAAATAGAAAACGAAAAAATCCAAAATTTAACGGTGAATACTATAGATATATGATTTCAATGGATAAAGTTCCGAAAAACATTGAATTTTTTTACGACCCTCACGGAAATGGTTGTATATATACAACAGAGAAAATCCCATATTCGTCTATTGTTGACGAAACACTTGTTAAATTCTAAATAATACAATATCGTTTTATTGAAATATAGTTAAATTCATTTATATCTTACAAGACTAAAAGGGATAATTCCGA